GGATAGAGATATAGATTTTGCTCTTATGTTACAAGTGTTGCATGTGAGAGGTTTTAGCCTTGCAGACATAGCAAGAAAGACAGGAACATCAATGAGTACGCTGTCAACGGTAAAACAAGAATCAAAGAACCCACCAGCAGGATGGCTAGAAGCAATTAATATCCTTGATTATTGGCTTAAAGCAACTGGTGAAAACCCTCCGAGGGTTGGTGATCATATTAGTGTAGAGGTGAGTAATGAGTAAAGAAAGAGAGTTGCTGGAAAGATGGCTTGACGATACAATTTTTGAGCCTGAAGAATTAGATTCTTTAATGGAAGAAACTAGAGAACTACTCGCCCAACCTGAGCATATCGTTGATGTTACCGATAAGGTAGAGCCTGTGGCTTGGATGTACGAGTGGTACGAGAATGACCTTGAGTCAACACAAGCATATTGTGGGAGTGAAAAACCATTTAAAGGTGAGATAAAGCAACCATTTAACTTAAGACCTTTATACACAGCACCACCTAGCGCAGTAATAATTATAAAAGCACACGGTATTGGAGGTGGGGAATGAGTAAAGATTTACGAGAAGATTTACGAGAAGATATGCACGGCATTGGAGGTAAATAATGAAAATGACACGCCCACTGTCTGACGACACAGCACGTTGCTTAGGTAGCAACTGCGACAAAAAAGAAAACTGCTCCAGATACTTAAGCATTGAGGTAGATACAAAAGATTTCTTTTTTCACATGGATGCAATGAAAGAATTAAAAGAACTTAAATGTACGTTGTTTATAGACTTTCGAGATAATAATTTTTACGAAAACTAACCTGGGGAATAAAATGATTTTTTATAACTGCGAAGAACTTGAAACAAAGCTGTATAAATCAAGAATGATTAATTTATATTTAATTGTAGCGTTAATTATATCAATCATGTTTAACATTGCACCAGCAGAAGCTGTTGGCCTATACGCAAAAGATGGAACATATCTTGGCGAGATGAATGCCAACCCATATGATGCTAATTCAATTAGCAATCCTTATGGTAAGTATGGGTCGCCATACTCACCAACAAGCATCAAGAACCCTTATAGCAAGTATGGATCGCCATACAGCACGGAAAGTGTAACCAACCCGTATTTGCCATCTAATTCAAACATTGAACCAGAAGTTCAAGATTAATAATTTATAATATAACCTAATACCACTAATATATAAGTGGTATTAATTATATTTATTATTTTATACAGACCAAGGAGTGCCAGATTTAACTTCTTTACGTTCTTTAAATGCGTCTAGCTCAGCATCAGCTTGATCTTCTAGCGAGTTTTGTCTAACCCCATCATCGTCCTTAGTGTCGAACATAGCTTTAATCAGCTACTACTTCTTCTTTTGGTAATGCCTCAACTTGAGGTACAGCTTGTACCTTAATCTTCTCAACTAACTCCGCAACTTGTGCATAAGGTGCTTGACCTAATGCTTGTAGAATAAGGTTAATTTCTTGTACGCTTAAGTTTAAATCAATCATTTTTATACAATCCAAGGTAATGGTGGAGTTACTATAGTCGGGTTAATCTGAGCTTCAATTTGGCTTGCTACGTTTGCTTCATATGATGCTACTTGTTCTGCGCCCAATGATGCTTGTGTCCAAGCAATAACTTCTTCCAAAGTTAAATCTTCGTAAGGTGTATAGTCAGGCTTATCAGGATCAACTTCAAATGACGCTGTGCCGTATACTGAGCCTGTGTAAGTGCCGTCAGTAGCCGATAGAGTCCAGTGTGCTGTAACGACATAATCAAGCATACCGTTGACATCAGGTTTGCAGTTCATCTCAATCACATTCCAAGTGTTTATAATCATGTTATTACCCTACTATCCAATTTGTACCATTATAAAATACAGGTATGGTGACTGCACCGCCTGTTACAACTGTTGCCCCAAAAACAGGAGCTAAAGCATCAGTTACATAAGCTCTTGCTCCCACAACTCCTGTGGGCAATGTAGCTACTGTATAACCTAAAGTTTTTATTGTTCCAGCTACATCTAATTTCCCTGTTGGCGAACTCGTCCCGATCCCCACGTTGCCGGAGGAGTTTAAAACCATAGCAGTTGTAGAGCTAGTAGTCCTCCAAGTATGCGATAGTGCGTAATAATATGTATCTACATATGCAGCTCCAGAACGATTGTAAGACTGAATATACGTTCCAACCCCACCTCCAGGTGCGTTTATAAAAAACTCAAACCCCGATGCACCTAAATTGCTAACAGACAGTTTTGCTTGCGGACTACTCGTCCCAATCCCCACGTTGCCGGAGGAGTCGATGCGCATTCTTTCTGCATCGCTTGTCCAAAACGAAATTGGCTTAAAAGCCCCCGTAGATAAATAGGATGAGTATATCCGCGTCGTGTCTGTAACTGAAGAATACCCCATACTTATAAAAGTATCAGTCGTACTTGCTTGAGCCACCAACCCTAAAGCCGCAATACTTGTATCGGCAGATTGTTTACTGACAAATCTACCATAACTACTAGGACTACTCGTCCCAATCCCCACGTTGCCGCCTAATGGATTTATTGCAATATCTCCGTACCCACCAAGGGCGTTTTTATCAGCAACTTGCAACCAAGGCCCCAAAGATCCCGAACCATAAATGCCAGCATATAAACCATATCCTCCCGAAGTGGCATCTAAAAGAAATGTTCCAGTTGGCGTAGTTCCGGATGTTGTTGGCGAACTAAATCCGCCTTGAATATGCGTTTTAAGTTTTGGCAAAGTAGTCCCAATACCCACGTTGCCGGAAGCATCTTTATATATTTGACCTGAGCCAATGTTCAGTACACCTGTGGAGCCTGTGAGTGTGCCTGTGTAACTTAAATTAGTAAATGCACCAGTAGATGCAGTTGTGCTACCTATTGCTCCAGGAGCAGCAAATGTCGCACCACTTAATGAACTAGCATTTAAGTTTGCAACATTAGTGGTTGATGCTACAACAAAAGGAGCAGTTCCAGTAGCAACAGTAGAAGTTAATGTTGTACCTGATATAGAACCAGTTACTTCTAATTTATATGTACCTGATGGTGTATTTCCAATCCCCAAACTACCTGCCATGTAGTTATCAGCAGTACCAGCCATATATAGATTATATTTTCCAGCTCCAGCAATCATATTGCCAGCAAATGAATAATTACTATTAGATGAGTTATCCATATTAGACCCAACTCTTTCAGTAGTTACTCCGTTGCTTAACCATAATTCATTTGTTCCAACACATTGAATAAGAGCTGCACCGTGAAAAGACTCTGGTATCTCTCCTTCAGTTTCATATTGATCTATAGCATTTATTCCAGTTAAAGACATAATTTTTCACCTTTTATTAATTTATAAAATTTACTACATCAATAGAGCCGCTTCCTTCTGCCTACGAATAGTTAAACCTTTTAATTCTTTTCCTGCGGCCTTGTTCCACTTCTTAATTTCGGATGAGGCCGCCATCCAGTTACCTGCATCAACCTGTTTTTTTAGTGTTGATTTAGAATAATTACCTACACCTAAGTTATAAATAAAATCAGCAATTGCAGCTTGTTTTTCCATGTTAGCAGTTGCTAGTATAGGCGAATACTTTATCGCCCTGTCAAGCACAGCCATAGCGGTTACTAGCAAACATTCATCTGCTTTTTCTTGTGTCCAAGTAACACCTTTCTTTATATCCTTACCAGTATATCCATAACCGACAGTCCACACCCCAGCAGGGCATTGGTATGCAGTTAGTTTACATCCTTCACTATCTCTAATGAGCTTAAGTAATATCTCTAATGCTGACATTAGTGTTTAACCATATCAATAAACCAAGTAACAAATGTAGCTACAGATGCGCCGATACCGCCGACTACTAATAATAACTTCCATCCGCCTTTAGCTTCAGATAAGGTTTTACTGATCTCTTTTATGGTTTCTTTAATCTCATCCATATCTTTAATCATTTTATCCATGTCATTCTGCAAATGTTTTATATCTGCACTATGGGTAGCAAGTTCTCTCACTGTTTGCATAGCTGGGTCATTTTCCCTCCGATGCTCCATAATTTGAATCCCTTAAGGTAAAAATATATTTTTGACATATCATAGCATATTGCGCTATCTGATCTGCTCTGTAGGCTTCAGACTTGAGAAAGTTTGCAAGTTCGTCTGAAAGTTGGTGTCTATCTTCATTGGCTCCAGTAATGGTGTTGGTATCACCAGTTTTGGTTGTGGTGCAACCACTACTTTTCCGGCTGTTGTCGTACATGCGCACAGACTTAAAAGAATCGTGCTGGCTATTAATTGCGTTGATTGCTGAT